ACACGCTACTGCCCCAGTTGTGATATAAAATGCATGTTCTCGTTTCGTCATATCTTAATGCCCGTGTACGATCAGCCATGCTGCTAGTTTAATGGCTTGGATTGTTAGGTAGCATAGGCACAGGATTGCTACAACAAATGAGCTCCAATATATAATTTCTTTTTTCATTAATTGTCCTTCCTTTTTATGGTTTATCTTTTCTAGATATAAGCCGACCAGTCTTTCATCGTTTTTGCTGCGCTTCCTATCTGTCTTTATATTAGCAAATGGTTAAGCTTTTGTAAAGTGTTTTTATTAAAAAAGTTGGGAGAATTTACTCTCCCAACTTCACAGCTTCCCACGCCTTCACATATATACCAGACGTAGCCAGTACTCGCTTCTCAGATACTACAAGCCCTTTATGGTAAAGTTCATTTGTACGGCCTGTGATGTGGTTTATTGGTAAATCAAGCTCTTGCGCTATATCCTGGTTACTAATAGGTCCGTTATTCTCAATAACCCGGAGGACACGTAACTGCATGGGGCCTAGCTTGTTGCGTATCCTGTGGTAGGCGGCCTTTGATTCTAGTGCTACAGCCATTAAAACGGAATCTCGCTTAGGTCTAGTGGTACGTCAGGGTCTGAAAGCTCTTTGTTCTCTTTTGCCTTCTGCGATGCCGTCAGTGCTGGTTTTTGTGGTCGGACGTATCCATACCCGCCCTGTGTGTTGTCTGCCGCTTCTGCTGCCCCCTGGCCTTGTTGTGCGCCACCTGCGTTGTAACTAGGCTGGCTATCCTCACGCCCCCCCACGAAAATAACGTCACTGGCCGCAATAACAATCTTGCTGCGCTTGTTACCTTCTTTGTCTTCAAAACGGTCTTGCTTTAGCCGGCCTTGTACAATACATTGGCGGCCCTTAGCCAGGTAATTAGACACCAGTTCACCCAACTTATTCCATGCCTCGATGTCGAAAAAGTCAGCGGCATCATCTTTGCCTTGGCGGTCTACTGCAAGGCTAAAGCTGGTGATGCTCATATTGTCGTTAATGTTCTTTACTTCTGGGTCGCGAGTGAGGCGGCCCATTAGTGTAACTGTGTTTAGTGATTTTGCCATTTAATTCTCCTTTATTTCATTACATCTGCCAGCGTTCCGCGTATGTGGTACTGCTCAAATGCGTTGTCTTTTTTGCTCACTGCGCCTTGGTCATATTTCTTTGGTGGGGTATAGCGCTTATCTAGCTGCACTATCTCCACATATTTAGAGCCTTTTTTGCGTAGCTCACGGCGAGCCTTCATTGCTTCCAGCTCGCTGCTCATTACTAATTCGCGCTCCTCATCTTTTGAATCTAGGTAAATTACTTTGTATTTCATATCTTTTAAAATGTTAATTTTAATACTTCCTGTTCTACCAGAGCCAGCGAGCTTAAAGCGATGGCGCGTGCTGTCTCTATTTCATCTTCTATGTCTTGACGTTTAATCTCAATGACTTGTAACCCAATCTGTGGCGCCATGGCGAAACGGTCAGAGTATAGAGAGAAATACAGAGTTTCAAGGTCTTTATTAACTACAAAATAGTGTAGGCATTGTGCCCAGTAGTCTTTTGGCACTTCTTTTTCATAATACGCTTTTACCATCTTGTAATTAATGAGTGCCTTGTTTTCCCAAGCTTCATGCACCTTACCGTCTTGGCCAATTATTTCACCGTCAGGGCTCAAGATAAGCCCCGGGTGGTCTTCACTCTGCCACATGCGGCCTGGTATGATTTTTTTGTTAAGGTACTTAGATACAGCTTCCCGCGCTTCATCTTCAAGGATTTCACCACGTACTGCCTCGCTAAATTTTCGCCCGTCTAGCCTGTCCTCGTAGTCGTTAGGGTTGATGGGTTCAGCTACCTGTTCAGCAATTAATTTATAGATGTGGTCTGTTAGCTGTGCTTGCGTTTCTAGAGCCAGCACTGCGTCTTTGCCTAGCTTATCCTTAATAGCTGCTATAGTGTCATTCTTTTCTAGCTGTATACCCATCTCATCAGCTTTTGCTGCGTAGTGGGCTTTTAGTAGGCCTACAGGTGTAGAGTAGTTTTTTGCTTTACTGCCGCTAATCTTACCTAAGCGGAATTGTAGCCATTCGTCAGTTCGTTGCTCTAGGTCTAAAATCTTTACCATCTCTACGCCTCTTGTAGTTTAGCCTTCATATTGTCTTTGGTGTTCAAGATATATGGTTTGATATTATTAGGGATGTTAATATACACTTTCTGGAGCTCTTGCATTGTTTCGGCCTTCTCTAGGTCAAAAATAGCCTTTTCAATTTCTTTACCTCGTTGCTCATCCTGGTAAGCTCGGAACTCTTCCATTTCCTCGGTAGTAGCAATTTCGCCATCATTTAGGTACCCAAGCTTTGCAAGTGCTCGGCCCGTAGCGATAGTCTCCAGTTTTTCAAAGGCCTTAGGCTTCTTCATCTCAACTGCTGTGTACATAGCGTGGCCATTTGCTTCTCGGCTAGCTTCATCTGTCTTGTCTGCAATAATATCTGCTGTGAAGACCATACCGCCATCAGGTGTATGCTGGAAGTGCGTTTTTACTGATGCGTTTGGGTGCTTCTCCCAAAAAGCTTTTAACCTGTCTGCGACCTTGGCGTATTCATTACCTTTAAGGTCCATTGTCTTAACCTTATTCATTTGTTGTCCTTTCTTTACATCTTTCTTATTACCTACTTACATGGTAGCACAAAAACTTCTTAAGTTCAATACTAAAAACTAAATACTTAAATTAAAAACGCCTGTGGCGTTTCTTATGTTTTTATATTTTCTTTTATTTCTTTTATTTCTCTATTTCTATAAGTAATAACAGGGGTAGATTTCAGATAAGATGGCGTCGGTTTAGGTGGATGACTGCCCCAATTGCGGACAAAAAAGATAGTTCAACAATAAATGCTCATAAAAGTAAATAGATAGACGTGACGGATTATTTGACATGTCATAATTTGTATTGCGGTAGATAGAAAAAGTGATAAAAATAGTAACATCTTAGAAACCTTAAAAAGCAGCTGGCGTGCTGCGTTAGCCTGATTTGGTTTTTAGTAGGTCTATCGTTCTGCGTTTAGCCGTTCACGCATAGCTTGGGCTGCTGCTATAACGCTAGAATCAATACTGCTTTTGGCAGAAAGTCCACCAGCTGGTTTGTAAACTTCTTTCTTCTTGTATTGGTCACGGTTAAAGTTTGAATAACCTTTAAAACGAGATTCTGCTTTGCGGTACTTCTCGTTAATCTTTTGTGCCACCTTTTGTCCAACCTTGCCTGCACGAGCCATAGAAGCAGTAATGCCCTTTTCGAGGTTCTTCTTCCATACACGTATAGTAGCGCCCCAATTCTTTGGCGCCATAGCAGTAGCAAACCAGTGAGATGGCTTATTAGCGTTTTGCGCATCTTTAGCAACAGCTTCAAATACTGCTGGGTTCTCTCGCTTGCGTGACACGTACATAGGCAAAAATGCCTTGTTGTCAATAAGCTTTAAAATCTCGCTGCCGAGTTCTTTTTCAAATTTTAGTGTTAGTACGTCGTTCATCGTACGTCTCCTTTATATACTAATTATTTTAAATCCTAACTACATTATACACGAAACAATAATAAATAAAAAGTGCATAAAAGTGTTGACATCCTGAGGCACTTCGTATACAATAAGAAGTGCTTATCGAGTATGCGCGAAACAGGCAAGCGGATGGCATCATTAAGATATAATGTCTGAAGGTCCCATATATTGCTGGTTCGAATCCAGCACAGAGTAAGCAACATTTTGAAAATAGCACCGTTTCGACGGTGTTATTTTCTTTTACACACAACTTGATACGAAATGGAGACGAGGCGACCGAAGCCGCCTCTACAATGAAAGATGTTGACGGTGAAGGACTCCCCGTCACTTATTAATATACACCACCTCGACAATTAGTTCAACACGTCTACTATGCTTAATCCGACAAAGCAACCTGTATGCCCAATAGGTAAGGTATAATGTATATATAACTAAAGTTAATTGGAGAATTATATATGGCAAATGTTTTACGCCTAACCCATAACGACATCATGAATGTGTCAACTGAAAAAACTGCTGTTATTGGTCAGCGTGCCGAGACTGTAGACGGACGTATCTACCGATACGCTCGCGCTTCTGGTGCTATTAACGCTGGCCAAGGTGTTAAGAAAATGGAGCTTAAGAAAGAAGGCCGAAACGTTGACGCTCTGAAAGTTGGCGATACTATGGTTACTATCGCTGGCCAGAACCTAGACGCTAACACGCAGAAGCTGATGGAAGACGCTTTGCTAACTATTGACGGCCAAATCTACAACACAGACGGTGTGTCAAAGAACGGTACCGTTAACATCGTAGGCGGTTCGCTTGTGGCTGCTGCCCCTAACTCAAAGCAGCTATCACTTGTTAACAACCAGTTTAACGGAGTTACTGGTGAAGCAGTTACGGCTAACAGCCTTGGCATCGCTGAAACTGCAGTGCCTGCTTACTCGTACTTCTGGGCTCGTGTAAGCATGTAATACGCTTATAGCGGCTAAAAAGGAGAGGCCTCGCCTCTCTTTTTTATTGCTTGTTTGTCTGATTATTGATATAATGTAAGTACGATATTTAACAAGAAAGGACAAATTATAAAGGAATTTAATACAAATCTCACGCCGAACGAGGGCTTTTCGCTTATTTTTATTTCAGAAAAGAACAGCGGGCTTATTAGTAAGCGTGAAGACCAAATCACACATGGGGTTATGGTTAAATCTCCGGCGGCCCCAGACATGGAAGGCAAAGAGGTGTATTTCAACCGTTACGCCGTTGACAACCTAATACCAGATGGGAACAACAACTACATTTTTATCTCAGATAAAGAAGTAAAGGGGTATATGAATGCCTAAAGCAGAACTTGTAAAAAACGTAGTAACCGGGGACGGTCTAAAAAGCAAAGTCTCTAGTGGTGTTAAGAAAGCGTATGACGTAGCAGTAGCGTCTTATGGGGCAGCATCTGGCAACGCACTTATCGAGTTTAGATACGGGGAGCCTCTAGTGTCGCACGACGGTATCACAAACTTACGCACGTTAGTACTGGACGACCCAGTAGAGAATATGGCAGTGTCTATCATTAGGCAGGCTAGCGAACGTACCGGGTATACAGCTGGTGATTCTACAACGCTAACGGCGCTATTAACTACTATCTTGTACAATCGGTACAAAGACTCTGAGCTAACCCCACGACAGATAGCAGCTGAAATAAACAGAAGCACGTTAAAAATTAAAAAGGCAATTGAAAAACATAAGAAGCCAGCAGGTAAGCGAGACTTACGCGCGGTTGCTTTTACTTCTTCTGGCGATAGTGCTGTAGCCGATATGGTCGTATCTGCCATTGAGTCAGCAGGCGAAAACGGAAACATTCGTGTTGAAGAGTCTACTACTCCAGATACATATGACACTGTCGTTAGCGGGTTTACGTTCGGACAGGGCCTTGCGGCACCCGTATTTGCTAAAGACTTGCAGCGAGTAGAGACGCAGTACAAGAACGCAAGCGTAGTAGTATTAGCTAGCCCATTGGCCGCAGAAGATGAGGCGGTAGAGCTGCTAGAGGTAATGGTGCGGTCGGGCGCTAAGCACTCAGTTATCATTGGCGACGTCCGAGGTGAGGCCCTTGAGGCTATTGCAGCTAATAAGATTAAGGGAGCTGTTGACGCAGTCGTAGTGCAATTGCCTGCTATTGGCCGCGATGAGATGGTGCAGGATATTGCCGCTTATTTGGGTGTCACCCCTGTTATTTACGGCGCAAATAACTTCGAACCAAGCGACAACATGGCAACCGTACCGGAGTTTAGCAGTAGTATGTCAGAAACGACTATCGTTAGCCCGCTACCAAAAGAAGAAATTGATAAGTATGCAGATAGCGTTGAGAACTTTGAGCGCAAAGCTCGATTAAGCGGAAAGCTTGTAAAAATCTTTGTTGGTGGTGCTACACAGGCGGAACGACAGGAGCTAAAGCTACGAGTAGAAGATGCTGTTGGAGCTGCCCGTAGCGCAAAGAAGTATGGGGTACTGCCTGGCGGCGGCTACTTCTTGGCACGGTATGGCAAGGGCTATTTTGAGCGACCATTCGAGCTGCTTACAGGCAATAAGTTCAAGGGCGCGCCATACCGTTCAGTCGACCTAAACACTGGTAAGTCTGTAAACGTGCTAAAGGCTGGTATTCTAGATAGCGCAAAATCTATCGAGGAGGCCGTAGTTAATTCGCATTCAGCAGCAACGCAATTGTTGTCTGTGAGGGTCGCACTGCCATATAAAGAGAAGATGAAATAAGGGGAACGCATGCTGTATATATTTGGCCTACTTGTGTTAATAAATGTAATACTGAGCGTATCAAACACCAAAGACCTTAAAAAGATAAAAGAAATAGACAAGTACGTAAAATACCGTGAGCAGTCAGCCATGGAGCTAGAGGCTAGAAAACACAGCTACGTTAAGCCACCGGCTGAGGCCGCTACAAAAAGGCAAACACAAGGCTCTACAGTTGGTGCTATTGTTAAGCGCAAAACTCCGGACCAAATCCGCGCTGAAGCCACGCCAGACTCGCTATACGGATGGGTAGAGTAATGGGGTATATTAAAGACGGCGTGTACCACCACGGCAATAGAGACGAGCACCAGGAGGACCCAGTAATAGCTGGGCTCGCCGTTGACGGGGCTATAGAGTCGCAAGCAAAACAATACGCCCACCATTTCATACAGAGGTGGAACGCGGACGGAACAAAAAATGAAGATTTCTATATATACAATAATAAGGAGATAGAAGATGACAAAAGAAAAGAAAACCACTAAAAACAAAAAGGAAGAGAAGCGAACCGTAACTCTAACATTTAACGGGTTGGACCCTGAGTACTGGCTTATCGATGACATCATTAAGATGAAGGAGGGGCTATTCGCTACAATCGACTCTGTAAAGAGTAAGCACATGGACAAAGAAGCAAAAGCTGTCGTCAAAGACATGGTAGACGGTTATGGCACTATGCACTACCTTTCACTGCTATACCTGTGCCTTAACAAGGTGTTTGGCATTACCGACCCATCAGCTGTGGAAGGCTTTCAGGCCGAAGTACAGACTAGCGGAGACCCAGACAGCACAGACCACACATACAGCCTGAAAATAGAGGAGCTATAGAATGGCCAACCGCGTGCTAAAGAAGAATAGGCAAATGCTAATCAACGCATACTATGATGGTGCGCGGAGGAGGCCCCTCCGAGAGGTAGCAAAGATATTAGGTGTACACCACTCCACAGTTGTAGTGTGGCTAAAACAATACGGTTTATATGAAAGCGGCAGAAAGTAGTTGACTGCCGCTATTACTTATGCTATAGTGGAAACATACCAAAAGGTTAAGCATAAGAAAGGACAAACCAGATGGCAAAGAAAATCAAAAAAGAAGTAGAGAACAAGAAACCTAAAACAATTAAGCTTTCAACTGTGATTATTGCGGTAGCATTCGTTGTTGTAGCTGTAGTTTCATTCGCTGGCGGATTCGTATTTGCGAACCACTACAACGCCAATGTGCAGCATAAGGCTGAGGCTTTGGCGTCAAAAATGCGGCCCCTGAAATAGCCGAGCAGGAGCCAGAGGAAGAGGGGTCCAAAAAAAATGCCCCTGAGGCTGCACCAGAGCCCGCTCCTGAGCCGATAGCGCCAAAAACGGGTTGCGATGCGGTTAGACAATCTGCAGCGCGATATGAGTGGAATATCGACGTCGTAGTAAAGATTGCTAAAGCGGAAAGCGGGTGCGTATACAATAGGGTAGGAGACGATTTCCCAATCGCCGGGCTACATCGTGTGAGCTGTGGAGTTATGCAAATACGGACGTTAGATGGAAGGCCTACGTGTGAACAACTATTTGACTTGGACACTAATATAGACTGGGCGTATAAGCTGTATAAGTCTAAAGGTACATTTACCGATTGGACTATGTTCTTGAATGGTAGATACGCTCAAATGTAAAAGAGAGGTTACAAAACCTCTCTTTATTTTGTGTGTTGTGCTGTTTATTATTCAGCCTTGGTGATACCTGAGATAACACCGTTTCGGCGTGGGTTGCGGCTGATAAGGTTACCAGATACAACAAGCGCACCGATAGTTCCAAGCTGGTTTGTAGGCTGCATAAAGTCGCGTAGCTGGATAAAACTTGTGCCGCTAACCTGAGCACCTGCGCCCTCTTCGACCTCAGCGTTTGCCTTAATCTGCTCCAGACCTGGCATCTTTAGGCTGTGGAACTCAAGATAGTTCTCGTTTACAAAGAAGAGCTTACCACTAGGCGCCTTGTCATCTGCCACCATAGGGATACCGCGGTAGTCAATAGCTTTTACACCTAATGCGCCGCCTACTTCAATAGGCGATACAGTGGTGCCATTGTCGCTACCAGCAGTAACCCGCCCGTATGAGCCAGTTGCTGTGTAATGAGCCTGTAGAGCGCCAGTGCGCAAGAAAATCTTTTCAAGTAGCGACCACTGCACCTGGTCCATCAAACCGATGGTTGGAGCTTCAACGCTGCTACCAGCTGCGCCAATTCCGTTAAGTGTCTGAGCGAGTACGTCAATAGTTAGGTTACCGCCAGCAGGTGAAACTACAGTACCGTTGATTACTGGGAAGTCAGCACGGCGCAAACCTGCGTACTCGTCAGTTGCTGTACCGTTGTCAGTAATAAGGCCTAGACCGTCGAAAGCTTCACCAACACCATAGCCGTAGAACTGTGAACCTACAGCCTGCGTAAGGCTAGCGCGCGCTTCATCAAGCTTAGCAGCGATAAGTTTAACAGCTTGGCTGTCTGCACCTGCGTTTACTGCTTCTTCAATCTTAGGTACTACTACAGATTGTGCGTAAGTCTTTGGGTACCATGTCAGGCTACGTACGTTGTCAGTGCCTTCGGTGCTGAACTCTTCCATACCAGCGACTGAACCGCCACTACGGCTGTTTGCTACGCGAACAGGCTGCGCTACAACTCGCCCGCTCCAGGTCTTAACGCTCTTCATAGCGATACGAGCGGTAAGGATGTTTGAGTTATTCACCGAGTCGACGATGCTTGGAAGAATCTTCTCCTTGGTGATATTTTTTACTGTGTTTGAAAAAATCACGTGTATTTCTCCTATTAATGTTATATTTCTATTTTACTATTGACAAAAGGAAAATAGCTCCCCCACCTAGTTACGTAGGGAGCTATAAATAGCATTTATTTTGGCGCGGGCTGTAGCCGGGTTGTCACTAAACTGTGGGAGCATCTTCTTATAGTTTTCGATGTCCTGGTTAGATAGAGCACCACTGTCGCCCATGGCGCGGGCTAGCGCTACAGCAGCGGGCTGTGAGTTAGCCTCGTAGGCGCTTTGATTGGGGTTTGCCATGCCAAATGTCGCCTTATTAAGCAAGTTAGACAGGGCGCCCACTCCGCTTTGCGCACCGCCGCCACGCTCATACGTTTGCAATAAGTTGTTGATTGCTCCCTCTGCTTTTGCCGCTTTCTTCGCTGCTTTTTGGTCTTCTACGGCTTGCTTTGACGAAGTCGCACCCTTGGTGCTAGATGCACCACTACCTTGTTGCATCATACCTAACACGGTTTGGTACATTTTTGCGCTGGCCATGTCACCGTTCTGCATAGCTGTAAGCATAGATGCTTCTAGGTCGCTCTTCTTATATCCGCCGAAGGTTGGCTCTTGAGGGGCTGCCTGCGATAGCGCCGCTACATCTCGAGCAGCTACAGCACCGCGTGGATCGGCGCTTCCAACTCCAACAGGCATTTGCGATGCTGATAGATCACTTTCTGGAGCGCTGTTGTTCCCTGCGCCACCAAGCAACATTGCGCCACCAGCGACAGCGGCAGTACCGCCTGCTAGCTTCTTTAGCATGTCCTGGGCCTCACCGCTTTCAAACTTGTTAGCCAGGGAGCTTGCTACTTCACCCGCCTTTCGAGTAGCTGCGTCTGCTGGCTTTTTAGCTACAGCTGCTAAAGCGTCACCGATAAATGGCACCTTACCTGCGATAGACTCCAGGGTGCC